GCCATATCAAATGCCTTTAGTTTGTTTCGTCTAGATCCAATCTAGTTACTTTGTTGTTGTACACACTGTAGCGACGAAGAATGTTGTAGACGGTGTGCGCCGACAACCCCGTGTCGTTAACAATCTGCGGTTTGGTACGTTTGTTTTTAAAAAATCGGTGAACGTCCCTGATGTCATCGTCAGTGATGGCCTTCTTAAAACGGCGTTGGGACAGTTGTTTGCGTTCTGCTTCGTAACCTTTGCGGTTATCTAAGTGGGTGTCTTGTGCGCGGATCGCGGCTAAGAACTTAGAGTCCATTGGTCCTCCTTAGTGGTGAAAAATTCTTTTGCAAAAAAGCATGATAAATACAAAAAGTATGGTGCGGCGGAGAGTAAAATTAGCGTTCGTATGTTGTTTTGACCCGTCCGCTGTTCATTTTACTTAATTCTCAAGGTGATCCCGCCGCTAACCCCCCAAGGAAACACGCACAGCACTTCAATACTGTGCGCAGGGTCAAACTAGCCCCGTCTTTAGGGCACGCGGACGGGGACGCGCTTGGAAGGCAGTAAACACCTCACCCCATTACTCTACATCTACTATATCTACCACTTCAATAAACACGTCTCCGTCGATTGCACGGATGCCCTCCGAACGCTGGCGGTAATGCGACTGTGGATAAATAGGTGTTAGGTAGCCATACGGCGAATTCAAAACAATATGCTGGCGGAAATAGCCCAGAATGAGCGCAACATCCTCAACCGTAAGCTGGTTGAACAAGTCAGTCACTTCCTCCGCCGCGTACCGCAGGGCTTTATCGTGCAGTTGCGCGTACTCAGACTCTTCTATTTCGTTTAGCTGGTTCAGTAGGCTGTCCCGATGGCCCAATGCTTCGCTTAAATCTTCTTCCAGATCCACGATGCGGTTATGCAAGACCGTCATTTCAGTCTTTAGCAGATCGTTGTCGGGGGTGTCCGCGTTTTTGTTAAGCTCCACAAGCCTGTCAATGGCAATTTCTGTGGAGGCTTTTTCACGCAGCCGAGCCTCATGCTTTTCGGCGGGCGTGGCGATAGCTAGCTCCGGAACCGGATCGTCGCTGCCGTCGATCACCCAATCGTCCAGCTTCTGCAAGTATGCATAAATGCGGCCCAAGGTCCGCTCAGACGGCTGTTTAATCGTGCCGTACACAAAGCCTTTCATGGTGGCGTAATCTACGCCCACGCCTTGCGCCAACAGTCGGATGCCAAAAGTTACCTTCTTACCGGCTTTCGACGCTTCTTCGATTGCGAAGCTGTTTAACAGCGACTGCAACTCATGCAATTTAAAATCATACACGCTCATTGTTCACCACCTCTGCTAATGACTCACCGAACTCTTTGTCGTTCAGTCCTAAAATTTCAAACAATGCCGCGCTCTTGCACAAATTTACATTGAACTCCGACATACCTTCCGACAACTGCTCAACAATCGGGGTTATCTGGCTTGCTTTTTGTTCGCTTGGCGCTGTTATGTTTAGCACCAGTGCTTGCGTCAGTGCTTCTTCCGCGCTTTGTGGGTTTTCCCAACTCATCTACTTTCTCCAAAAGGATTGATAATGACTGATCCATGCGGTCCAGCCTTTCGTTAAGACCAAGAACAAGGTCATATACCTCTTGAGCTTGTTCTTCGTCAAAATACAGGGTTAATTTAGTTTTCATGCAACAACGCTTTTATGGTGTCTTCGATTTTGCCAAGGTCTTTGGCCGTGTCATCAAGATCTAATTCCAAGGCGGCACGTCGAATTCTTTCTAACTTCAACAACAACTCTCGCCGCCCCAATTGATCCGCCTCCAACTGCCGCCGCAACTCTTTTACATGGTCACGGCGTTTTTCCACCTCGCACCTTCGTTTTAAAAACTCCTGCGCATACTCGTAGGCGTGTTTACCTTCCTCGCTGTCTTGGCTAGGCAGCGCATTATCGTCGCCATACCGCACAACGTAGCGGGCAAGCTCGACCAGCGGGTCTTTGTATTTGACGTTTCCATCAGCAAAATCAACTTTGACGCTCATGTGGTTTCCTTCAGTTTGTATTCAACACGGATCTGAAAAGCAAAGCTGTCAGGCTTGATGCCCGCAGCGGTCAACTTTCCAACAATCAAATTTGTAAGCATCGCTACTTCTTTTTTGGTGAAGTCTTTTTCCGTGCCTAAAACCATCAACTTGGGATTGCTCATTAGTTCGTGACATCCAGCAAAGACACTACTGGTCCGCGCAAGTTTCCATCTACCGTTTGTTTTGCATAAAACGTAAAAGCAAAGTTTTTGCCATTATGTGAAAATTCATACGACTCGCCCCTGCCATGATCGCAATCATGGACTACCTCAAATTTTTTAAGGTCATAATAACTTTCTTCTAAATCAATCATTTTGCTTTCAAATCCGTAAAGTGAGATGCGAGAGTATAGGATGTCGCATACCTATGCAACTGTTTTGGGCGCAAGACGTACCTTTTTGGGGGAAATGTCACGGTTCGCGGCTCTCGGTGCTTAATTCGCGCTTCTATATAGAACTTTTTGCCCAAATAGTTTTTTATAAAAAAATAAAATGAAAAATGCCGGTACGGCCGGTACGGTGGTACAACCCTTGTCGCAGAAGGCTTTCCGGCGTACCGTTGGCGTACCACTGTCACAAACGCTGTTACACAATGTAAATGTCCGTTTTAGCATAGGAGTTTTCCGGAACTTTTTTTTATTTTTATTTTTGTTTTGGTAGAAAGTACTATATAGAACTGAGAATTAAGATCGTATAAGATAGTGCGCATGGCAAAAAAAGAATTGAAAGTAGAAACACGTGGTAGACCTCGCGTCAGTGAGGAAACCAGATTGACCGGTAAGCAAGCTAAGTTTGTTGAATTGGTGGCTACTCGCGAAGGGCAAGATACTCTGAGGGATTTGGCGGCTGAAGCGGGCTTCAGTATCAAAGGTTGTCACACCCGAGCCTACGAAATGCTGAACCCTCGCAAGTCTCCCCACATTGTTAAAGCTTTAAAAGCTCGGCGTGCTGAACTGGCCGAAAAGTATGAAGTCACCTACAGCCGGCACATCCGCGACCTTCAAAAAATCCGTGACGATGCGATTGCAGCCGGCGCGTACAGCGCTGCTGTTCAAGCCGAAAAGGCGCGTGGATTGGCGCAAGGAGATATCTACGTTAGCAAAAGCGAGATCCGGACCGGCTCTATTGATCAAATGAGCAAAGCCGAAGTAAAGAAAGCCCTTGATGAATTAAAGCGCCAGCTAGGCGAGAAGGTGATCGATGTCGAACCAGAGCGAAGCGAACTTCTGGAAGTCGATAAAGGCGGGGCTATCGAACACTGATACTTGTTTTACCCGCATTGAAAATACAAGCGCATTGGGCACGCCCGACCTTTTGCTGCTGGACCGAAACAAAAGCTTTCACCTAATCGAATTAAAAATCGCAAAAGGCAACAAGGTTTTGCTTTCCCCACATCAAGTTGCTTTCTGCGTTCGGCATCGCGGCTCTAACTCATGGGTGCTGGTCAAAAAGAATGATGACGTGCTGCTCTATCGAGCGGACCAAGCAATGGACCTGTTCGAGCAAGGCGTAAAGCTTAAACCTCACTGTCGATTCACCAAGCCGATAAACTGGCCTGACTTTTTAAAAGTTTTAGAAACATAACTATTTACCTATTGCTGTATTGACATTGCGCGTTGTGATGGTGTTAGCGTTGGTCCCTCACTTACATAAGGAAAAATAAAGTGCTGTTTTTGTTACGGAAAGTACTCGGCCCCGCTCCCGCAGAAGATCCAAACTCACGGGAATCTAGAATCGCAGCAAGGGATAAAGAGAACTTGCATACCTATAGAGAGATAACCGCTCACTGGAAGGCGTACACGTTAGAAAGAAAAAAGGCTTTGGGTCTTGCTACCTATCCCGATATATACGATAATTCGCGTACACCTATAACAACGGATGTTCACGATGAAACTATTAGATACCCGAGCGACGAATACTAAAGTTAGTAAAACGCAAAAAGGCTTTAACGCCTTCGACCAAAAAGAACAGCACGTACTCACTGATCTATTCCCCGAACAATTTAAAGCCATTCGATTAGCCAGTTTAAGCTTGTACCCTAATAACAAACTGTGTGCCGGAGCAAAAGCCGCTGGCTGTATGGATGGCTGCATATCTCATTCTGGCCGTGCATTGATATTTAGCAGCGTGAACAAATCCCGCAAAGCCAAAGCCGATTTTTACGAGCGCGATACTGCTTTGTTCCTTGAAACTTTAAAAAGAGAGTTGAGCAATTTTGACAAGTTATGCGCCAAGCAAGGCGTGCAAGGCGTAGTTCGCCTCAATGTTTTTAGCGACATTCAATGGGAAAAGCACGGCATACCTCAAGCCTTCCCGAATTTATTCTTTTATGACTATACAAAACTGGCCGCTAGGCTAGGCAATACGCCATCCAACTACAGCTTGATGTTCAGTTATAGCGGGCGTGCTCAGTATGCAAAGCAAGTAGCCATAGCTTTAAAAACTGACGTGCCTGTAGTCGTGGTATTTCGTGGTCCTATGCCGGATATTTTTCTGGGCCGGCCCGTAGTCAATGGTGACGCTAACGATTTAGATAACGTTTTTGCTGGCCGCGTAGTTATCGGGCTAAAAGAAAAACGCACTCTAGTCCAAGCGGATAATGGCTTTGTCGTGAATATGAATGAAATAGTGCGCATTGCGGCCTGATTAAA